TAACGGATCGGCTTCGTTGAAATTCCTTTTGATTGATAATACTTCACCAGATGACTCCACTATGGTTACGATATAGGGCATCTTGAGTCCAGTGGCTTCACCTTGAGGATTCATATCCTCAAAGCCTGGTAAGTCTAAGTCGGTGTGTATTTCATATAATGTAAGTTCTTCGTTATAGTTTGATGAACTCATGCCTTCAATATCTTTAATTGTTTCTTTTACCTCATCATAATTGTCTGTATCTGCCTCTGATGTAGGTAGCTCAATATCCTTGTAAAACCCAGTAAGTTGCAACTTTCTTATTTCATTCGAGTCCATGCGAATTACATGACAAATCCTCGTGGATGTCTTTAAATCTGTTGCATTGTAAGGAACTATAAGATCCTCTGCATGAACAAACTTTGACACTGCTCGTTGCAATGATGGGTCAAAATAAACTTTTTTAAACGATGATCCAACGATTGGAAGATAAAATAACATCTGATCTAACTCTGGATCATACTCCTCCATCTCGTAGGTTATTTGATAATTCATAAAATTCTTAACACGTTCAGCCTGTGCTACTATATCAGGAGTTTCTTGACCTATAATGGCTGTCTTTACAGGACCTCCTGCTGGTAGTAATTCTCTATATGCTTGTGCTTGAAACTGTGTAACAGATTCAGCAAGTAATGGATGGACTATGCCTGATGCACCTTCAAAAGGTTCTGCTCTGTCTTCATAGTTCATGCCAAGTAATTCAAGACCATTTTTATATTGATCTTCCCACTCTTTACGAGAGTTTATATCTTCTTGTATCTCACTTACAATTTCGGTGGATATTCTGCCAAGATCAGCGTCATCCATAAATTCTGCTAAGTTTGCATTAAAAGGCACTTGAATTGGAGCAATCTGTTCCTCTATCTCACCAATAACAACAGAACCATCATCCATCTCCGTAATGTTGTCCCCTATTGGTGCTTCTTCTATCTCAATAGATGTAACACCTTTAGGTGAGTCTAAGTTTTCTACTCCGTCTACCTTTTCAATAGCCATAATCTTACCTTAATGTAAATCCAGTGCCTTTTCTTGCTATGCCTCTACCACGACATATATTTTTACCTTTTTTGCCTTTAACATCTCCACCCATGCCAAACTTCTCAGCTAGGTCTGGATTCATCTTTTGTTGCACAGACTCAGGTAGTTTGGAAAATCCTTTAAACTTTGGTGGAATTGCTTCACCACCCTCTTTCATTTTAAGTATTCCTGCTTTCAAACCAAATTCTTTTACTTCATCTACAGAAGCACCTGGCATAAGTTTTCTTATTTCTGCCATCTTTCTTCTACCAGTTGATGTATTTATTGAAACTGCTTTACCTCCAGATTTTGCCTCACCACCACCTTGCATTTCTTTAGCTTTTACTTTTTCAATTGCATCTCGTAAATTACCTTGTGTCATAAGACCTCCTTCTTTTGCCATTTTAGGCATGATCATATTTTTTTCTATGCCCATACCTCTTGGATTAATTATGCTTGCACTTTGTATAGTCATCTTAACTGGTCTTGTTTTTATTTTCTTAGCTGTTTTAGTTTTTTTTAATTTTCTTAAAACTGCAGCATCTTCTTTTTTTCTTTTATCACCAATAGGATCAACAGACCTTAATGACATTATCTCATACCTTTAAATTTACCACCACGACCACCGATGACACCACCCATGTTCATCTTCTTGACTTTACCACCATCCATCATTCCAACAGGTTGAGCCTTAGTCATATCAACAACTTCACCACCCATTTCTTTTTTATTCATAAAGGAAGCTATGATTTTCATCATTTTTGCATCTTTTCCATTAGCCAATGGTGGCTTAATATCTCTTATAGCTTTAGCTAATTCGTCAGCATCTGTTTCTGAAAATGCTTTTCTAATATTTTTTGTAACTTTATCTGCCATTAGTAATACTCCATTTTTCTTCTATAAACTGGTTCTTGTTCATCGTCATCAGGAGTAGTGATAAAACCACCCTGTCTAAATCTTAGTATAGCCTGTGTCATCGAATCTGCCAAGTCATCAAAATCTCCGTGAGGAAAACTGGCACATTCCTCAACAACCTCCTCTGCAAAATTAGCATCTGGTCTCCAAACCATACCACTTTCAAACACAGGCGCACAAGCGTTCATTCTTGCAAACTTATCTGCACCCTTACTTGGTGTGAACGGAGTAACTGGTATTCCCATACGTCTAAGCTCTTGTGTTAATGGTGTGCCACTTGCTTTTTGCTCTATCAATATCATGTCAGGATCATATGCTTCGCACAGCTCGTGTGCTTTTTCTTTAAGCTCTGGAAAGTCCCATCTGCCTTTTTCGGCATCAAGCAAGATGATGGCATCTCCTTCTCCTTCAACAGGTGTAAAAATACCCCAAGTAGTAATAGCACTATAATCAGAACGCTCAGTCTTCGTGAAAGCTGTGTCATATGACTGTATGATGTAGGAACACGCAGGCGGCTCAGAACGATCCCAAACATTCCACCACTCCCTTTTTATAATTGCACCCTCTTCAGCAGTAGGGTTTTGCATATATTGTGAGTTCCATTTTGACACAGGTATAGAAGATTTAACAGCTTCTAATTCTTCCTTTGACCAATATTCCTCCCATAAAACATTACCAGTGTCAGGGAATATGGCAGGAAACTCCACGACATCCCACCTGTCAGCACCACCTTCTGATTGTTTTTGCAATACTCTTGCAGTCAAATCTTTGATCCCCCAACGTGTCATCACAATAATGATAGATCCACCTGGCTGTAATCTCTGTCGTGGACCTGATGTGTACCAATCATAAATACTATCCAGAGCAGTTGGGCTTAAAGCGTCTTGTTCTGATACTGGATCATCGATAATAAGTAAATCTGCACCTCTTCCAGCCAATGCACCTCCAACACCCACAGCATAATACTCACCACTTTTGTTCGTAGACCATCTTCCTGCAGCTTTTGCATCTGTTGCTAATTTTACATCTGGGAATATGTCTCGAAAGTCCTCACTATCAATAAGGTTTTTAACTTTACGACCAAAGCCTACTGCAAGTTCTGCTGTGTGTGTTGCTTGTATTATCTTTAAATCTGGTCTTTTACCCATAAGCCATGCAGGAAATAAATAACTTGCAAACTCAGATTTGGTATGTCTTGGTGGCATATTTACAATCAGACGTTTAATTTTACCATCTGCAACTGCCTGTAACTTCTCACCATAGATCTTGTGATGTTTGCCCTCTATAAAACCAGACCATATCTTTTTAACAAAACGTAAAAAATCATCTTGAGATTCAGATCTATCCTCAAGTTTCTTGAGTCGTTTAAGCAAAGGAGCTACTTTTTGTAACTCATCATCACTTAAAAACTCAGCATATTGTAAATTGGTCATGCTACCTTATTTAAAAAATTATCCACAGCATTTACAACTCCACCTTCTTGTAGTCTTTTAGGTGCAGGAACTCCTGTAATTCTGGCTATTAAGTCATTTAAACTACCAGCATCAAAATCTACAGGTGTAAAGCTTGCAGTTGATGCAGGAGCTGTAGATTTAACAACTGTTGGTGGACGAGGAGTGGGTTCTGTCGGAGTTGTTCCACCAATTACATTCGGTGGCTTCTCGTCTTCTTCTTCGTCTTTTTCCTCTGTTGCCTTCTTTAAAAACTTTGTTACAGGATCTTGATTATCGTCACCTGCTTGAAATTGATCTAAATCACGACCCTCTATTAAGTTACCAAACTCATCTTTAGCACCAATAATTCTACCAGTGTCAGGATCAACAACTGCATCTAAACCTTTACTTACAATGCCATCAAACAATCTTCTATCAAAGAAAGACCCAGCTTTGTTGGCTAATGTTGCAATTAAATTTGGAAACTCTACATCACCTATTTTAAATGTTTCTTTAAAGCGATCTGGTCTTGCCAAAATATCTGCTACTCTTTCTTGATTTATATTGCCCATAGCTCTTGCATCATCCAAAGTCAATTCAGCAACTAGCTCACCAGTGTCTAGAGTTGGATCTCTTCTACCACCTATCATTCCAACATTTGGTATATCTTTTCTAGGTCCTGTAAAAGGTTCTGGGTCTATGTTTGTGCCTACAAATGACCTAGTGGTGTCTAAATCTGGCGTTCTATCAATTAAACCAAAAATTGGTGGGGTATCATAAACTGTATCTACTGCTGGTCTTTGACCTCTTGCTCCTTGCAATGTCTCTAATGCTTGA